TGATATTGTTGGAGATCCTTACTATATTGCCAATAGCGGCGCCGGAAACTTTACAGATAATCCCACACAGTTAATTAACGTAACTAAAGATGGCAACATCAACTATCAAACAGGCGAAGCTGATATTTTAATTAATTTTAGAACGCCTACAGATATTAACCAAACTACCGGATTGTATGATCTCAAAGATACAAAATTAATAGCGCAATTTAGCGGCCTGTACAAACTTACAACTATTACTAGCACATTTTCTAAAGGTCAATTTAAACAGAGTTTAAAAGCCATGCGACGCCCTGGCCAAGACAGCAAAGCTGCCCCAAGCTCAGAAAATTTGCCAAGTGTAGATTTAAAATTACCAGATACAACAGCTCCGTCTCAAATTGTACCAGACGGATCTACTCAGGTATTCGACGATGGCTCTTCAATACAAACAATGGATGACGGATCTTCCCTAGTAACAGATTCTGACGGTAATGTTACAGCTACAGAAGCTCCACAATAAAGGAATACAATGGGAATAGAAAATAGTAATAGCGGCGAACAAGAACGCCAACCCGAGTTGCCCTGTATAGCAATGGTAGTGTCTCATGGCGACAGTACATATATGGGTCGACTCAAAGTTGAACTTTTGCGAAACGCAGGTAACGATAACGATACGTCTCCGGGACAAATTATTGAAGTCGATTACATGACTCCGTTTTACGGAACTACTAACATCGATTACGTTGATGCAGATCCTGATGATTATAATAACACACAAAAAAGTTTTGGAATGTGGATGATTCCACCAACTCCTGGTAGTTTTGTTATGGTAATCTTTCACAACGGAAAGATTGAACGTGGGTATTGGATTGGTTGCTTACCGGGACTTGACATAGGTTCTAATTTTAGTGTGCCGGGTCTTGCGGCAACAAAGTATAACCTTGATGATCAGTCAAAAAGAATTCCAGTCGCTGAATACAATAAGATTGCCCAGGGCACACAAAAAGAAGAAACCAAAGCAGATAAACCTCGACACCTATTTGCCGATGTGCTAGAAACGCAAGGATTATTAGAAGACGATATCCGGGGAATTACAACTAGCAGTGCCCGTAGAGAAACTCCTAGTATGGTATTTGGAATTAGCACCCCCGGGCCAGTTGATAAAAACGGCAAACAAGGCGCAATAGGTGAAGCTCCTAAAAAAATTCCTAATGCCAGAGTTAGTTTTTTAGGCGGCACAACGCTTGTTATGGATGACGGTGACGACAAATATCTACGTAAAACAGCGGCCGGAGACGGGCCTCCTGAGTATGCTGCCGATGAACAAGGCGAAGACGACGGCAACAATACAATCCCGCATAACGAACTAGTGCGTATTAGAACTCGTACAGGCCATCAAATATTACTACACAACAGCGAAGATTTAATTTATATCGGTAATGCCCGCGGAACAAGTTGGATTGAAATGAGTAGTAACGGAAAGATTGATATCTATGCCGAAGATAGTATTAGTATACATACTAAGAATGATATTAATTTTCTAGCAGATAGAGATATTAACTTTGAGGCAGGGCGAAATGTTAATATCAAAGCCACCGAACGTGTCCAAGTAGAATCTGTAACAGATACAAATATAATAGTTGGCGCAGACGGAAAAATTACAACAACCGGCAAGTTTGATATCAACACCGGAGATACTAATAAATTTACTTCTGGTGGCGATACACATATTTCAGCGGCAAATACAGCAATCGACGGCGGCAACATTAATTTCAACTCAGGCATAGCAACAGAAGCAGAGTCTGCCGAAGTATTGGGTACATTTGAAAACCCAACAGAAGTTGAAGGTGAAACTATTACTAGTATTATGCTACGTATTCCAACGCATGAACCTTGGCCTCACCATGAAAATTTAGACCCAGAAAGTTTTACTCCTGAAAAAACAGATATAGTTGCCGGTGCCGCAATACCAGTACCGCCAACGTGGAAAATATATTCAACAGTAACAGATACCTTCGAGCAGATTAAACCTCCCGAAGAAGAACCAGAAGAGGATCAATGATGAGTTCAAATTCTAATTTATATAATAAGATTACTTTAAAAGGTAAACTAGCACACGATTCAACTACGCCAAAGACCTACAAGGGATTTAGTACTATTAATACAGATACTGAAAATTTTGGCCTATTTGACTTTGATTTAATCAAACAGGATTTGTTAAATCATTTCAATGTACGTCAGGGCGAACGCTTAATGAATCCACAGTTTGGAACAATAATCTGGGATTTACTGTTCGAGCCCTTGACAGAGGAAGTTAAGTACGCAATTACACAGAATGTTAATACAATTATTAATTACGATCCTAGAATAGTAGCAGATGAAGTAATTGTTACGGCTTATGAGAGTGGAATACAAATACAATGTATGCTAACATACCGCCCTTACAACATCAGACAAGCACTACAATTGAGGTTTGATTCTGCCAACGGCTTGCTAACACAATAACTACCCATATAATTTTATCTAATAAATACACTTATTAGGACAAAGTCATGAGCGCAACTGATAGACAAAATAGATTACTTGTAGCGGAAGATTGGAAGAAGGTATATCAATCGTTCCGCAACGCAGATTTCCAAAGCTACGATTTTGAAAATCTTCGTCGCACTATGATTACGTATTTGCGTCAGAATTACCCTGAAGATTTTAATGACTATATCGAGTCTAGCGAATACCTTGCCCTGATAGATATGATAGCATTCTTGGGCCAAAGCATAGCTTTCCGTGTTGACTTAAATGCCCGTGAAAACTTCTTAGAATTAGCCGAGCGCCGTGAGTCAGTATTAAGACTGTCGCGTATGATAGGATATAATGCCAAGCGCAGTATAGCCGCTAAAGGGCTTTTAAAGTTCCAAACACTTACAACTACACAGAACGTGATTGATAGTAACGGCCGCAACTTATCAGGACAAGTAGTTACTTGGAACGACCCGAGCAATTCAAATTGGTACGATCAGTTTATTAAAATTATTAATGCCGCATTGCCTACAACCCAACAGTTTGGAAGCCCTATTGATAAAGAAACAATCTACGGAATTCCTACGGAACAATATCGTTTTCAAGGCGCAAATAACGATGTTCCTGCTTATGGATTTACTAAGACAGTAGATGGACGCTCGATGAGTTTTGAAATTACTAGTACGGCATTTTCTTCAGACGGCATAATTTACGAAGAGCCTCCGAAAATTGGAAATCGTATGGCATTTATATACCGAGATGATGGCCGCGGTGCCAGCTCTTCGAATAGCGGTTTCTTTTTAAACTTCACACAAGGCACACTAAATCAGGGTACGTTTACAATTAGCCAGCCTAGCAGTAACGATTCAATCGATATCGATGCTGTTAATATTAACAATACAGACTTATGGTTATATAAGCTAGATCAGAATGGTTTAGAATCCGAAGCATGGACACAGGTACCTAGCTTTGAAGGTAACAATGTCATCTATAACAGCTTAAATAAAAATATTAGAAATATATATTCTGCTATTACACGAGCAGGCGATAGAGTAAGTCTTGGATTTAGCGACGGCACCTTTGGTAATTTACCAGTAGGATCTTTTAGAACATATTATCGAGTTAGTAATGGACTTACATATACTGTTAACAAAAAAGATATTAGAAACGTTGTAATTAGTATTCCGTATTATTCAGCCACAAATCAAGTTGAAACTCTTTCTTTAACACTATCGTTATCCACGTCTGTTTCAAATGCGTTATCTGCTGAGACTAATGCTAGCATTAAAACTAATGCTCCTCAAACTTATTATACACAAAACAGAATGATTACTGGTGAGGATTATAATATTAGTCCGTTAGCCGCAAGCAATGAAGTTGTTAAAATTAAAGCAGTTAACAGATCTAGCAGTGGTATTAGTCGTTATTTTGACCTTGTAGATCCAACTGGAAAATATAGTTCTACTAATCTATTTGCCACCGACGGTGTAATATATACTGAAAAATTTGTTGAGCAAACACGATTCAGTTATGCTAGTAAAACAGATATCGAAGGCGTAATCTACAATAGCATTTTTGATATTTTAAGTTTAGCTAACTTGAGAAATTTTTACTATTCAAACTACTTAGTGCCGTTGGCATCTAGCTTATCTGTGTCGTGGTCTCAAAAATCTGCTGATACTAATTATTCTACTGGAGCAGTTACTGACACAGTAGGTAACATATACAAAACTGGTGGATATACTGCTACAGATTTAAAATATCTAACAGTCGGCGCATTGATTAAGTTTACTGCTCCTAGTTACAACGGTAGCCCTCGCTATTTTGATACTACTAACTCTAATAAATTGATAGCTACTAATGGCCTAGGAACAGCAACTAGCCTGTGGGCTACAGTTGTATCTGTTGCCGACGACGGCACGGCAGCTGGTAATGGAGTATTGTCGAGCGGCCTTGGTCCAATAGCTTTAAATAGAAATATACCGGAAGGCGCCATAATTGCGTCTATAATTCCTAAGTGGAGAACGGTTATTGATAGTAGTGTAATTACTACCATGATTGATTTAATATTTTCAAATAAACCATTTGGCTTACGTTATAATATTACAACACAAGCATGGCAAATTGTTTTTGAGGCAAATTTAAATGTTGTTTCAAATTTTAGTCTGGGTAACCAAGGCGACAACACTAGTCAACAACAAGATTCTAGTTGGTTATTATTATTCCAAACAGACAACGAGTTTTATACAGTAACTAGCAGACAACAACGTTATGTATTTGAGAGCGACCAACAAGTACGATTCTATTACGACAGTAATAATAAAATTTACGATAGTAAATCAAACAATGTAGTTAAAGATAATATTAATATTTTAAACATTAATACATTACCAGATGATACAATTCCTTTTACTCGTAATTTAGTATGGGAAGTTGTAGCAGAATATGTAGGACAAGACGGTTATATTGATACTAAAAAATTAGTTATTACATTTTCCGATACTGACGACAACGGAGTTGTTGACGATCCTGAATTATTTAGAAATATTGTTAATCCTCCAGCAGTAACAGTTATTGATCCGGTTGTTCTACAGAAAAAGTATATATTACAGCAAAAGTATTTGATTAGTGTAGGACAAGAAGATTACAAGTATGTAAGTAACAGCGACCAAAAAGTTTTAATTAAATACTCGGAATCGGATGTCGGATCATTAAACGATTACATTGATGGCCAATATTTTTATTTTGTTAATACGGATGTTGTTAAGCAATTTAATAAAACAACGTCTAAATTAAATGTAAGTTTAGACTATAAAGTATTGCTTGGTCGAGATACTATTAGCTTCCAGTATACTCATAGCGCAGATTACGAGTCGAGAATAGATCCGGGTTCGAGCAACATTATAGATACATTTATTTTAACTAAGAGTTATGATACTAATTTTAGAAAATGGTTAAACGGTGCTAATATTACCAAGCCGTTACCATTAAGCAGTGATGAATTATACAGCATAGTTGCTCCTAGCTTAAATTTAATTAGATCAATATCTGACGAAATTGTTTATCATCCAGTAAGT